GCTTAAATCTCCACCAGCAGAAAACCCAACTGGAGCTGCTTGAGGTTCCCAAGCATTATTCATATCAGACCAAGTCAAAATATAGCCGTCATTAGGAAGAGTTCCGGAAACAGAGCGATTCTGAAGCCCAATGACCGTCTGAGTGATATTGCTTCCTGATAGGTCTCCATCCGCCTGAAACGCCCCTAAAGCGATGTCGGGAGGGATAGGGGTCCAGGCAGAGCCATTATAAGCAAGGACCTGCCCTGAGGTCGGAGCGGTCGAAGAAATGGGGATCCCTCGGAGCCCAATAACCTGCGGAGAAGTGTGAGACCCTCCGAGATCTCCGGCAAGATCAATAATTTGAATATTTCCAAAGGCATCTTCCAAAACCTCAAACCGATGTTTAACGGTCGTATCAATTCCGGAGGGTTTGACGCCTAGTTCCGTTTCAATCGCAATAATGGCATTTCGAAGCCGATTATAAACATCAGCGCTAAAAATAGAAGCAGTATCAACTACCTGCGGAAGCGAGGCATTATCATCTATTTTTGACGGGTATTGTGTTGCCATAGGTTTTCCTATAGCAATGCCAAACTACTGATAGATCAGCATTTTATGAAATACTATAGAAATTGTCTTAGCTTAAGAAAGCTTTCAAAATCTTCTTTAAGACCATTTAATTCAGAAAAACAAAACCATACATAATCATTGTCGTAATCTATTTCTATAAAAAAATAATAATTATGCTTAGAAATCTTAACATCCGTCACATGTTTAAATTTATAATTATATTTATTTAAGACATAAATGGCAAATAATGTCAAAGAACTTTCCTCGATTAAATCGAAGATAGTCATAAAAAAGCCTGTAATGTCAAAAATTTAGGAAGTTCTTTTGAGATATATTCGAAATGAAAACGATCAATAGTAAAAAAATAGTCATCAAGAGTTCTAAAAGAAAATTTTATATCGTATAAATAAATATATCTACGCGGGAATTCATCACAATAATACCTGACACCCAAATCTTGGGAAGCTAGATCGAAAAAAGTATTTAATACCTCATAATTATGACCGGCTATTAAGACCTCTACTGAACTATAAAGATTATCCATCATATGAATTCTTTCAATAAAATAAAAGATTTTAATTCTTTTGTAACTAAATCTATATTAGAATTATAAAAACAGAATAAATACTCTACCTCTCTATTGTATTTAGAATCAAATGTCTTAGGAATATTAATAAAATAATCTGGATTATCTCCTGTGCGTTTGGGAGAAATAGTAACTATCTTTACAGAATCTGAATCAAAATAAATTCCCCGATAAAATCCCTTATAATTATTTTTATAATAACATTCGAATAAAGGAACTCCAGCTTCAATAATCAAAGCTCTTAACGAATCTTCTTTAGAATAAGATTCTTCTTCTAGAGTCATAAATCGCCAATTAATCTTTTAAATTCTTCAGGACTCAATTCAACCGCATTGCTAATTTTCTTCAATGAATTTTCATGATCCTTAGCCTGAATCATAATAACAATATTACCCATTGAATTTTTAGTTATTTGAACAAATGATTTATCTTCAAATTCTATTTTCATCTTACCACTCTCAATGAAACAACTACTTTGTTACTTTCTAAATCATAAATTTGAGCAAGAGTATAATTTGAATTAATCTCCACTAAACGATTTAGAAAACTAAGGCTTTCAGTAAAAGTCTCGGATTTTTTAGAAATAGAACCTAATTTCGGACATTGTATTTCTGAAATAAACATTATTTTCCTCGCACATTATATAATACAAACTCAATGACATTGCCGCTATTACTATCGCTGATAACACAAACTCGATATTTGTCTGAGCCTGGCAATATGCCATTCAAAATTCCAACTATCCCAGCTTCTCTTGAAGCGGCATCCGCAACAAAAGAAGAATTGTCTATAAAATTATCATTTACCTTATGATAAGTCTTAAACATTTTTTGAGCAAAATCATTGTCAACTTTTAATAAGTCATTAAGTTTCTTAATAACATAATTAAAGTAATATTGCTCATATTGAGCAATTGCTTTATCTTTTAAAAATTTAAACATTATCCCTCAATGTCATAATTTCAACACTGCCATCAGCATGAACATAAAGGGTATGTTCCCAATGACAACCAATCTCTTTGGTTAAAACACTCCAGCCATCTTTTGAAACAACACTAGAGGTATCAGCAGACGGAAGAACCATCGGCTCAATTGCAATCGTCAATCCTGGTTGAATCCTAACTCCCTCATCTTGAGATGACCGATTAGGAACAAACATTCCAGCATGAGGCTTATCCCATGAAATAGAATGTCCTCCATAATTGGTAACAACATTAAACCCGCTATTTTTTACTGACTTATAAATAGCTTGACCAATAGCCCCAATTCTATTGCCAATTTTAACAGCTTCAATGCCTTTCATTAAGGATTCTTGCCCTGCGGATAGAAGCTTAACGTCTCGCTCTGATTTAGGGGTCCCATAAATACAAGTAATCGCGGAATCAGCAATAGCTCGTTCATAAGTTGCTCCAAGATCGAATTTAACAATATCGCCATCTTGTAACCGATAATCATTTGGAATTCCATGAACCAGAGTTTTATTGACTGAAATGCAAACTGCGGCTGGAAAGCCTTTGTAGTTTTTAAAGGTTGGAGTACATTTATGATCTAAAATGTATTCTTCTGCCAGAGCAGAGAGTTCAATCATAGATTGCTGAGTTAAATTTTTAGCCTCGCGCTCAAGAAGAGATAAGGCTCCAGCAGTAACTTTGCCAGCGACTCTTTGCTTATGAAGCCAATCTTCTCCTTTTAAATCAAGGAGAAGGCTTGGCAAGAGAGAGCGAGTTGATAATTTCATTAGAGTCCAGATTTAATGTTATTCATTTTACGAACATCTGCCGTTGCCGCTTTAGCCTGATCAAACTTCAAAACTTCTTTAAAAGGCGCAGAAAGGATTTGATTAGCGATGTACCGATCCATTAAGATAAGCATTCCTTGCAGCTCGCCAATTTCTTTTTTAGCGATATTATAATTATTCTGGGATTCTTGGAGGAATTGTCGAATTTGAATTAAACTAGCGATTTTCCCGAATAACTCTCGCTCAAAAACTTCTTGGTTGCGAGGAGTGTCTTCTTCTTTTAATTCAGAAAAGATACTGGTTGGCTCTAGCGGATCTTTAACTACAGCTGGCATAGAAACTTTGTCTTGCTGTAATTCTACGGATGATTTTTTCTTCATTATTTCCTTTATTCTTTATTCTTTATTTGCTGGTTTAACATTTTTGTGAATTTGACCGTCATCATCAATAGCGTCAGCTTCCGTCAAGCCATATTTCATATAAAGCTGAAGTATAGAGTATTTGAAATTTGCTTCGGCGGCAGTGTGCTCAGCTAAAGCTTTTTCAGCTTGAAGCAAAGAGATCCTGCGATTTAGCTTAGCAACATCTAAAAGATATTTGTCTTTTAAAGACAAATGATTTGAAGTCTCTTTAGATTCTAAAAGGCGTTTTGATTCATTGTTTGAATGAGGTAATTCAAATATTTTTTGATTCTCTTCGGGAACTTCTTCGTACATTTCGTCAACATTATCTGCTCGGTCGCTCATTATATGAGATCTCCTTTGAGGAGAGATATACCCCAAGATTTATTTTAATAAATAATTTTAACCAAAAATAATTGATATCTTAAATTCTTCTTGAGAAGAACACTTTATATATTTATTATGAAAATAATAATGTTTATCTCCATTAACACGTTCAATGGCGGGACCGTCAAGTCGATGAAGTTCACTATTTTGATACCAAAGTTTATCTCCATTGCTGGATTCAACGGCAGGACCATCTAGTCTGTGAAGTAAACCATGTTGATACCACCCTTTATATCCATCCTTATATATGATGGCAGGACCGTCTAATCTATGAAGGCGGCTATTTAAATAATATCTTTTAGTGCCAAATGAATCTATCTGCGGCTTATTCTTCATATCAATTACCAAAACATAGCTAACTTAATATATTCTTCAAATTCTTTTTGAGATTTACAATTTATTTCTTTGCCATGAAAATACCACTCTTTAACTCCATCATTCCATTCAATGGCAGGACCATCTTCTCGATGATATTTACCATTTTGGCACCAACATTTAGACCCATCAGCATATTCAACAGCCGGACCATCATCTCTATGGAATTTATCATTTAAATAATGACATTTAGTTCCACGTTTAGTAATAATAAAACCATTTTTCATATCAACTACCAAAACATAGCGAGTTTAGGATTAATTATAGCTAGAAACTCTTCTTGAGAATTACAGTCTATATATTTTCCATGAAAATACCAATATTTAGATCCACCAGTAAATTCTATAGCTGGACCATCTTCTCTATGGAGAAGATCATTTAAATAATATCTTTTAACCTCAAAAGTCCCAATAAAACCTTCAACCAATCGATTTCTCATAACAATCACCAAAACATAGTTAGCTTAATAGTCTCTTCGAATTCTTCTTGAGAATCACAATCTATACGTTTACCATGAAAATACCAATATTTTTCTCCATTAGAATATTCAATAGCGGGTCCATCTAATCTATGATAGTGACCTTTTAGATAATACAATCTAGCCCCATTAATATCAATGAATAATTGAGGGGTCATAATAAAATTATTTTCTATTTTAAAGAATACGCGCAGCTTCAGTTGCCAAAGCGCTTCTCTCGCCTTGAGTCAAAGTGACATGCCCAGCTAACTCAGAGTCCTTAAACTTATCAATGATATAAGTTAAACCATTGTTCATGGCATCTAAATGCTTGTTGTCAATTTGCTCAATATCACCAGTGCAAATGATTTTGGTTCCTTCACCAGCACGAGTTAAGATCGTTTTGACTTCTTCTCGCGTTAAGTTTTGAATTTCATCTATTAGAATAATTGAATCTGGAATGTTTCTTCCGCGAATAAAAGTAATAGCGTTCATTTGAATCCGATCTTTTCTCTGAACCGCTTCGAAATTATTTCTCCACTTATCACCATTAGACATCGTGAATAAAAATTCAAAACTATCCATAATAGATTGAAACCATGGAGACAGCTTTTCAGATTCTGTATTATGAGTTACTATAAAATTATCAGTTAAATATAAATGTTCGGGATTATCAACTCTAATACACTGAACTTCTTTTTCCCCAACATATTCAATATTTTTAATTGCAACACGATGCATAAAAGCACAACTATGTCTAGAGGCTTTTCTGCTAATGAAAAATGGATTTATATGAGCCGGCAAACTAACAGTAAACTCATAAGATATTTTTCGTTTAATGATAGGTCTGCCATTAATAATGCTCTCTTCTCCAATACGATTTCTTTCGCTAATCGTTGCTCGTCCCCCAAGAGAACGAACCAATTCTATAATGTCTTCAGCTAACCGTTTAGATGTTGTACAATACGTAGCTTCGCCTCTTTTTTTAATGGTACCATCAGTATCCATTAAACCTTGAAGTAAGGCAATTCTATTTTCAATAGAATTGTATTTATAATCATCAGGAATAAATTTTGTCCAAGCTTTGGTCCCACTTAATCCAAGTTTATAAAGCTCTTCTTTAATCGGATTTTGCCATCTATTTTTTAGAGGCATAAATTCAAATTTTAAATTATTTATGCTTGGACCTTCATTGCAATAAAAATTCAAACTTTTTCTATTTATTGAAGGAAAAGCTTTACTAGCTAAGCCAATAGAGTTATAAATAACGCTTGAATTATCTATCAAATTAGTCACTTTAACAGGTCTTGCCGTTTTATTATTGTAAAGTTTTGATCTAAAAGAGTAAGCTATATTTTTTCCACTATTTGTAAGCGAGCAATTTAATTGTTCAACTTCTTTTGAAACTCTACCAATAAGTTCTAAATCGGTATTAGATATATTAATATAATCAGATATTGACCCATCGCCTAATATAGCTCCTAAAACATAAGGTGGAATTGCAACATCTTTTTTAGAATAATGAACAGCTTCATTTCTTGGTAAGTAATGATTTATTTTACCATCTTTATTTTTTAAAGATTCCATTATTTCTTTTGTCGATTTGACTGAACCAGGCTTATTTCTTTTTTTATTTTCAAAAGTCTGAGTATACCACAAATGATCTTCGCAGCATTCTGTAGAAGTTCCGTCTGTAGTTGTTACCTTATATACGGATTTTGTTCCCTTTGGAAAAATTCCAGTTACCTGAGTAGGCTTACCATCCCTAGAAATAACTAGATCGCCCGTCTTTAGAGACCCCATTGTGGTCCATCCATCAGGAGTAACTATCTTAGCATCTAGCGGCTGTGGTCCAGGCAAAAATCCTATTTCCTGACCAACCGACTCCATTGGCTTATATATAACTAACTTCTCATACTGTTCACGATCAATAACCAACTCAATCGCGCTCGCCAAGGCAATCAATGATTTCCCGGTTCCAGCTGACCCGACCAATGTAACCAGCGCTACTGACGGATCCAATATTAAATCAATCGCAGCACGCTGTTCTTTGTTTCGAGCAGACAAGCCCCATGGAAAATTCTTTCCAACTACTTTAACAACTCCATCCTCATTCAATCTTCCCATTGAAACTATATTTTCATCTTCATCCGTAAAAACAACGAACTCATTAGGGTGCAATTCTAAATTGTAAGAACGAGGATCAATTGTTTTTTGATTTAATAAATCAATTCCAGCCTCCGGATCAACAACCGTCTTCATTCCCGAATATAGCTCGTCTGATGTTCCCGAAGTCTTTTCATGACCAACAGCAACCATTCCAACCGCTTTAGCGCGGACTCTAAGATTAATATCATTGCTAACGAAAATAACTTCTGCATCGCCTGCTAAGAAAATAGCATTGGCGCAAGATAAAATCCGAGTGTCTCCATATAATTTATCCCCAAAAGTATTTGGGTAGCTATTAGAATCTATTTTAACAGTTAAACCATTAACTTCAATTCCAGAAGTAATATCGCCTTGGTTAGATAATTCATCGAGGAGTCTAATGCAGACTCGTGCATTTTTTCCGACTTCTCCTTGAGCTTTTTTTAATTTATCCAACTCTTCTAAGACAGCAATTGGAAGAATGACTTCGGAATCTTTATCTAAACTCTTAAAGATGGCAGGATCGGTGATCAATGCAGAAGTATCTAATATGTATTTTTTCATTTATTATTTTTCCAAATAAGGAGGCAATATTACAGTCTTAATAATCCTTTCATTAAGGATGTATTAATGTTTAATAATGAGAGAAATATTATTTTCTCAATCATTCGATTCAAATATGCTCCAGCAATTTGTATGCATTTCTAAGAATAATTTCTTTTTTGGATCTAATTCTGCAAGATCCTTTTTCAAAATATATTCGGATTTCTTCCATTCTCCGATTAAATCACTATTCATGTAGATTTGAATCTCACCATCATAATGATCTATAACCTGAACGCCATAAGTTGACAGAACTTCTCTCAATTTTGATTTATTCTCAATTGAGAGGCTTCCGTCTTCTTCCCATAATTCTTCGATTGGGAGACCAATAGAGCTTAAAACATCCCGAACAAATCGGGTCTTTTCTTCCTCTTCGACTCTCGCCGTATTTTCATTGGAATTCAAAAGAATTATGCTACGCATATACCAAATATCTGATTATTGATATTATCCTTCACAAGCCTTACACTCGTTTTCTCCACGAGATGCCATATCGCCCTTGAGAACGCCTTCAGATCGTAAGTAATATAGTGTTTTCAAGCCGCTCTTCCAAGCCGCAATGTGAACGTCATGAATGTACTTTGCGCTAGAATTGGATGCAAAGAAGAGGTTTAGAGATTGAGCTTGATCAATCCATTTTTGCCGTTGGGCGCCGAGTTTAATTAATACATGTTGATTAATTTCCCGAGCCGTTAAGAAAACTTCTTTTTCTAAATCAGATAAGAATTTCAAGTGTTGGACTCCACCACTCTGTTCATTAATAGATTGCCAAACTTCAATCGTATTGAATCCTTTGGACTCCAAAAGTCTTTCAAGCGTTGGATTTTTTCTAATAAAAGTTCCCTTAGCAGATTTAATGGCGACAATATTAGCCGCAATAGGTTCAATTCCGGCAGAATAACCACCAGAGATGGTAGAGTTAGAGACCGTTGGAGCGCAAGCGATTCGATGAGTATTTCGAATTCCGAAACCTTTACACCATTCTGGCTCCCCTAGTTCCTGAGCTAGGACTTTGCTTTCCTCAAGAGATTTTTTATCAATACTTTTAAAGATTTCAGCATTCAACTGCATTACTTCAAAAGAATCCATTGGAAGCATTTGTTCCTGAAGAAGAGTGTGCCAGCCAAGAACTCCAATTCCAATAGCTCGCCCTTTAATAGCAGAACGGCGTGCCGCCTCCATCCCCGTCATATTTTCTGTCTTTTGAATATATTCGGACAGAACTGCATCTAAAAATCTAACTGCCAAATTAACAGTATCAGTATCTTTCCATTCATCCCAACGAACAAGATTTAATGAAGATAAACAACAAACAAAAGTATGATCTGGATCTGTATATAAGGTTATCTCGCTATTGCCAGTCATCAACCCATTAGCTAAAGCAAATTTTCCAGTAGAAGGAACTGTTGGACAATAAACCGGATGAACTCCCTCTAATTTTTCTATTTTAACTATTTTTCTAAAAGTAGTTAGAAATCTATTAGGCTTTTTACAATTTTCAAAATTAAGCCTCTTGCATGAGAGTTCATCTTTTAATTTTACAGTATCATTAGCTGAAATAGTTATTCTATATTTTAGATTAGATTTATCCATGCTATAAGTGATAGCACATGTTTTTAACATGCTTCCTAAATCTAAAATAAATTGTTCATATATACTTGTAATTTGAATTGTATTTTTACATACAGTCCCATCTGCGTCTAATAGACCTGACAGGAATTTTATTTTTGATTTCCTGTTCCAATTACGAACTTCATCTGGCAAAGATTTTTTATATTCTCTTGACCATGGATGAAGTGATTTTCGAAGAGACAAACCTTTTAATCGTTTAAAAATTTGTTTCCCATAAGATCCTTTTGAGCCTGTGTTATCTATAATGTCACTAAATGCAACTTTGATGTTGGCATTTGTATTAGCTTTGCTTGGATTAATTTCTAAAACGGAAGAAATGATTTCTTCTTCGCACATAAATTTTGTAAAATGTAAATTTAATAATGTATTCGTTTCGCTGCTTGTTCCATCACCAATCAAGAACCCTTTGGCATAGGCAGCTTCAGCAGCTATATTCCCATGCGATTCTTGTTTATGAAATTCAACATAATTTCCTATTTCAAGATCTTTTGTAAGAGTTTCGTGAAATTTATTATTCCTGATATCAGTGTAATTTTTTGAAATGAACCATCTATGTTTATCATTAGAATCAACAAAAGATCCATCTGCCAAATGAATTCTCGTTAAAGAATCATAGCCACGGAGTTTAAAACTAGAATTTTCAACCCATTTTTTACCATCATAAATTTCAACAGTCTGATCTATTAAAGAACTGATTTTTTTAGGACCATTTTTAGTAGCAATTAGTGTGTCTCCAGAAAGACAACAAATATTACTTGTGGATACTTTTAAATTATTTTGTTTATAACATTCAGGATTATTTTTATTAACGTTATCAGAAAAGAATATATAAGGCTCTCCGGTCTCAACTCTTTCAGTTAAAATTGATTCCCAAATTTTACGTTTATTTTTATCGCCTGCCAGCATAGATTCCATCCATGCATCTGTAATAGTAACTCCAATATTAATATTTAAACATCGACGATTCATATCGCCAGTTTGCCTTCGAATATTAAGAAACTCTTCTATGTCTCCATGCTCTACTGGAAGGTAGATCGCTGCGGCGCCTTTACGTTGACTTCCTTGTGAAACTGCCACAATAGAACTATCCATTACCTTAGCCCACGGTACTACGCCTTCAGCCTTACCATTACCTTTAATATCTTTACCTCTTGATCTTAAATCTCCAAAGAATATTCCAACACCAGCTCCATTTTTAGAAAGAATGGCTAATTCATGATTTTTCATAAAAATAGAGTCAATAGAATCCTGTAAATGTAGACTATTACACGACACTGGGAGCGCTCTGTCTGAACCTAAATTTGCCGCAATAGGAGATGCTAAGCAAAGCCAATTATTCCATAATATATGGAAAAATTTTTCCTCATATTTAGCTTCGGGAGAATAATAGCTTGCTGCTGCTTTAGCAACTCTTCTATACATACCCTTGGGAGTTTCATTAGGAAGAAGATATCCGCCACATAATGTAGTATATCCTTCATCTTTCATCCATTCAGGAGCTTCACCATTAATTTTAAGTTCTTCTAATTTGTCAGTCATAAATTCTCTCTATTAAATATTATTTAGTCTCTTCATCATCCCAAATATTGCTAAAATCAGTAACGCCTTTACTGTATTGGGAATTTCTACTTGCAAAAAAATCAACGTGGGAAACGCCAGAGCTTAAAACAGAAAACCATTCCATTCTTTCGAGCGCTTTTTTATCTATGTTTTTATAGATCTTCTTTAATCCAATATCTCCAAGTTTAGTATTAGTTCTAAATCTAATAAAAGCCTTAAGATCTTGAAGATCAATTCCTTCAATTGGACCAAGCTCAAATGCTTTTGAAATGAAAGCATCTTCTAATTCAACAGTCAAACGAGCTGCATCATATAACTGCTCTTTTAATTCATCAGTCATGATTTCTGGAAACTCTGAAACTAATGTTCTAAATAGCCAACATCCGGCATCAGAATGTAGCGATTCGTCCTTGATTGAAAAAGCAATAATCTGACCAACACCTTTTAATTTATTGAATCTTGAAAAGTTAAGAAGAATAGCAAATGAAGAGAATAAATTAACACCTTCATTAAAAGCAGAAAAAATGGCAAGGCTCCTAGCAATCTCTTCTTTAGTCTTGCCTTTTGTTGAAATTAACCGATCAATTTTTGCTTTAGCCGTAGGTTCGTGCAGAAACGCATCGAAATCTTCTAATCCTAATGATTGATTTAAATAAGCATAAGCAACAGCATGAATAGATTCCATGCTAGAAAAAGCGGCAGACATCATCTGGATCTCAGGCTTTTTGAACCATTTAGAAACCATCTGACTCCAATATTCTTGAATAAAAATTTCAGATTGAGTAAATCCTTTTAGGATATGTCCTATAACATGCTTCTCAGTGTCAGAGAGAATCATCTTCCAATCATTAATATCGGAAGCCATCTGAATTTCATTGTGTAACCAATGGCTTTGCTGTTGCAATTCCCAATATTTATAAGCTTGCTCATATTCAAACGGAGCATACGTCGCGCGCGGGGTCAGTAATGACATTAATAATCCTTATAATTTAACGTGGTCTTTGAGATGAGACAAAGCACTATCAACTAATTTTACACAATTCAATCGGGTCATCCCCAATCGCTGACAAACTTTATTAATCGAGATAGGCTTTTCCTGGTCCAAACCATATATCATCGTCATGACCTTCTCTTGGTCCTGGGATAACGAAGACAATCCTTTCTCTACCATTATTCCAATCTCTTTATTTTCAAATTCTAAATCAGGACATCGAACTGTTTCAATCTGCAATGGCATAACGGACTCTTTATGCGGCGTCACTTCGCGCGCAACACGTAATGGATAACGAATGGTCGTATGAAGATTAGCAGAACGAGAAATTCTGGTATCAATATATTTATGAGCCCACCAAAAGAAAATACCCTTCTTAGGATTATAATTCTTCATTGACATAATTAAAGCTTCAAAACCTTCTTGATTTAAATCATCATAATTAGCAAAAGATTTATATCGATTCGTTTTCATCGTAACGAGATAGCTAAACTTTTTCATACAAATTGCTTCGTGCTTTTTGAGAGCAACAATATCGGATTCGTTTTTAGTTTCTTCAGCGGTAGTACGAAGGCTGATGAATTTTTCCATTAAATCTTGAGCTTCTTTTTCTTGGATCATTATAGGTCTTTCTTCTTGGAGGAAGGATAGATTTCCGCCTCATATGACGAATATAATTCTTCTCGGAGCGTTCGTCAATACCTTCGATATTATTTTTCAATTCGATGCTTGAGATGATATACTCAAATATTGACAAAATAAATAAAAATGAAAATCAAAGCCTGGTTAAAGCCTTGATTTTCAATCACAAAATATCTTTAAATTTCTTTTAACATTTCAATAACGGATTCGATTGAAGATTTTGTAATCTCTTCATCTTCTAATAATAAAATAAATTCCAATATTTGGATAATGTTATTTATTTTAATCTTAGATTCTTCGTCATTCATTGTAAATTATTTGTAGCCTTCGCTTGCCCAACCTCCACCAACCAAAATAAAAGAAGTTCCAGAAATCAATCTCTTAGGAGGAGGAGATTCTTTTCCATTTGCTTTGCATTTTGGACATTCTTCGAGGACATGACTCATAGAATGATATTCTTCAAACTCTTGTTTGCATTGCTCACATGAATATAAATAAGTTGGCATTAACGTCTCCCTCTCTCCCTCTTTGCATTGTCTATTTGAGTTTGAATTTTTTGATATTTGTCATGACCTAAAAGATCAGAGTATACCTTTTCAGATTTAGACATTTCACTCTTGAGTTTATTTACTTCTCCAGGAAGAGAGGCTTTAAATTCATCATCTGTTAATGACATAATTCCTTTACCTGAACCACCAGAAATTAAACGTTTAACTTCGACTTCATTTCCTTTTTCTTTACACATAGGACAATGGTCTAATTTAATCATAATAGAGTGAAATTCTTCAAACTCTCCACAGACCGGACATTCATATTCGTAATGAGGCATTATTCTTCCTTTTTATCTTCTTCTGGAGACGCTTCAACAATTAATTTTTTATCAATTATTCTAAATTCTAAATCAGATGAGGTCCAATTTTTCTTTAGCTCTTCCTTATACTTTGGATCGGTGATTTCGAAGACGATATAAAGCTTCCCGGAATTTGATTCGTATTCCATTCGGCTTGCTTCGGCAATGACTTTTTCATCAGATTTCATATATAAATCCCTAAATATCCATATCTTCTATCTTAGCAGAGATATCATCATAATCTGTGAATTCAAAGCCCGTATCTTCATCTCCTGGTCCTGGATCATCTAAAAGAGAAGCACAACTTAAATTCTTAATAAGCTTTCCTTTAGTCTGCCCACCATCACGACATTTAATAATGAAATATTCCATATCAGGATATGATTTTTCATTGGGTCTTGTTCCAATTTGGATACCAATATTGGCATGATGCATAATCAAAGCAGACCGACCAATTCGATGCATGCCAACTCTTTCTTCAGCATCCTTTGAAGGCTTAACCCGATTCAATTGAACGGCGGATAAACCAATCAAATTATGAGCCCGAACCAATTCATGAAGCTTTCCGGCAATTGTGCCTAGTTTAAGCCAATCATCCTCTTTACTATCTTCATCATCCATGATTCCAAGATAATCGACAACAATAATTTGAGGATTAAACTTTAGCTTTGCTTCCTCGAAAAGGATTTCAATTCTTTCAGCCGAGCAGCCTCGTGGAATATCAATGATTTCAAATTCATATGGGAAATTGTGAATAAACTGCATCGTCTTCTTAAGCTTATTACGATCATCAACAGAAAGTCTTAATTGTCCTTCTTTGCCGACAGGATTACGAATGAGCTTAGAATTAACTCCTGAGAGTCGTGACAAGACACGATTCCGACAAGGTTTAAATGGCATCTCTAATGAGAAATAAAGAACATTGCATCCTTCTGTAAAGTTACTTACCATATCTAAAGTGTTTTGCTGCATCCACATTTGAATTGCCATGTTCATTAAAAACATGGACTTACCAGCACCAGATTCTCCACCAATAAGAAGAAGCTCGCCTTCTCTTAAACCATCTGTTACAGAATCAAGAGCTGAATAACCTGTTAAAATTCCACGATCAAACTTTGGATCTTTTAATTTAGCGTTGAATTCTTCTTTGAATTCTGGGAGTGCGTCTTTAAGAGTTTTTCGATCATAAGCCTTAGTTTGATTGATAGACTTGACATTGCTAACCGTCTTCTGAATGTTAGAAATAGTCTGATTAATATCCGCCTTTTCAAAATCTATTTTAGATAGAGAATCGTTGAGTAATGATATTTGTTTTTGCTGATATCTTTTCTTAATCTTATCTAAATCAAATTTGTATTCTTTATCATTATAAGAATGATCTTCTAATATTTTAAAGATGTTATTAACATACTCTATGACTTTATCATTTTTGCCTTGAGCAAGCTTTTCGACAATGACTCTTTGAGTTGGAATCTCTTTGTAGACCTTGGTATAATTGACAACAAGATTGGCGAAGTTCCAGAGATCGGGTTCAAAGATGTTGGTATTGCATTCTGTGGAAAATTCAATTGCATTTCTCTTATGGGTCAAGAGAACCTTAAGAATATTAAGGTCAAGATTAGAGTAACTCATTCTTTATTTTTCTTTCTAAAATCTTCTCCAAAAACAACAACCTCTTCTAAATTACCTTCTATGAGAGATTGAATAGAAGACTTCATGGGTCCAGAAAATGATTCAGCTATATTTGGACTATTAGTCGCCATTAAGGTAGGAAGCTTATTCTGAGTCCTGGTCCTAAAAATGGACTCCAATGTCCTGGCGTAAAGATCAACTGAACTAGTTGTAGAAGTGAATTTCGGATCAAATTCATCGATGACCAAGAAATCGACCATGGTTAGCTCCCGCCGTGCCAGGTATTTATTTTCATTGTCAGATTGAACTAGAACATTGACAACGTCAGAGAGAGTTGTGTAAAGACATGTATATCCTTTCTGACATGCTTTTTTTAATATACAGCAATTAGAAAAAGTTTTTCCAAGACCATGGGACCCGGCAAAACATATAGAAGTTCCTTTTAAATAATGTTTCTTTAAATCAGATGTTAATTCATTATATTTTGTTAAAAGAATTTTATTTCCTTCGAAATCTTTCTCCATCTTTAAATTCCAATAATCAACCGGAATATTTGCCTCCTTATATCGATTGAAAGCGACATGAGTCACGACGCATTTAGGACATAAGTTATCGAAACTATTATCATTTACGATAAACTTATCTTTACAGGTACCACAAGATTGTACGACTTCTAAGAGTTGATTATGAAGTTTCTTTTCCGGAATGGTATTTAAAGCTCTACTTCTTGAAAAGTCCGTGTTCATAATTTCCTTTATTTGGAAGCCCGCAAAAGTTGTGCTCCCTTAATTTTGCTTGCTCTATTTTTTTCTCTTGCTCAATCATTGCTTGTTTAAGCTGAGCCAGATTTTTCATTCTGAGATTATCTTCAATATTCTGACTGGGCTTTTTTACCTCTTCATTAAAAGAAGACTTAATCTCTTTCAACTCTTCCTGCAATTGTTTTTGAGGTTTTAGAATGCTTGGATTTAACAAGATTTTAAATGCCATAACATCTTGGTCTGTATTCTGAATAACGAAATAAGTTAAACTATCAATTGATTTTAAAACTGATTTTTTATCAGACCAAGATTCAACATATCCTTCCGATTGAAGACCATTTTTAAATATAATGATAACATATTGATTTTTTTCTGGGTTCATGTAATCCTGCTTAAAATGTTAAAATCAAAACCTGAATTCTTAAGATTGCTTAATGCCATAGTTAATTCAGGACTCATATCTTCGGCGTTTTTATCCATTGACTTATGAATAAAAGCTAAATCTCCATAAGTATTAATGTAATTAATATTACAAAAATGAGATTTGATATTGGGCGGAAGAGAAGTTCCTCGCTCCAATTTAGTTAATGTTGTCTCATTAGAAGGAAGAAGAACATTAAACTTATAGTTATTGAGAAGCTCTTCCGAAGTCATAAAGGAAATCGAGGTTAACCTTCTCTTACTTGTTTCCGCTTTCGTTTTAAATGCCCAGTCTATGTATTGACGAAGGATGGTTGGGTCTGAGGTTAAGCGAAGAGCAAGACGTTTAATTTGAAAGATTTCAAAGGATTTCGCGGGGCTTGGAGTATTGAACTTGAATTGGTATTTGACTTGATAAAAGTCAAAATACTTTTTCGCAAAGTAAGCGATAAGGTGAACCGGCTTCCAATCAACCGTTGGAGTAGTTTCAATTTCTTTGAATTTATCAAAGAATTTTTTATACTTATCATTAAGTGGTTCATTAAATGAACCAAACTCATTGTCAATCATGAAAGTTCTCGTTTCAAATCATTTGGAATTAAAAGTTTAAAGCCGGTTTCAGATGAATATATCCGATGCCGCTTTTTTGAATGTTTTTTTAGAAACCTGACATCATCAAAAAAATCAACGATGGCTGCAAATTTCTTGCCTGGAAATTTTCGAATAACTCGCCCTATTCTTTGAAGGGTTCTAATGCTGCTTTTCCCACCACCAGCTAAAACAAGCGCAGAAAGAGTTGGAATGTCAACGCCAATATCCAAAACAGTGCTAGCCAAAATTAAGTTAGATCTTTTATTAATTAAATTATCTTTCGCTTCACTTCTATCTTTTAATGAATCTTTACCAGATAGATATTCAAATGGGATATTTGAATCTTCAAACATCTCTTTCAAGATCTTTCCATGAGCAAGATTTTTAAAAAGAACTAATGTTTGATAGTTTTTAGACAGAAGAGATTTGACCTCGTTAAATATGATTTTATTTCTAATTTCGTTTTGAACGATGTATTCTTTATAAACGGTTGGGTAGGTGTCTCCTCCGCTTCCTATATAGGTCTTCGGAACTCTTGTGAATTTAATCAGCGGCTGCGCCAAGAAACCTTTCTCAATTAATTCGGATGCGGAAACATTAACAATTTGCTCGCCCAAAATGCCATTAATTAAAAAATCTGCGCCATCATCTCGAAATGGAGTTCCTGAAAAACCATATATGTTTTCAGGATCTATTTTCTTTAATATAGCCGCAATTGTATTAGTTGTACAGACATGTGACTCATCGAAAATATTTAATTTAGTTTCTTTTAACATCTTAATAATGTTTTGAGATTGTATTTCAGAAGGAGCTATTTCTTTTTGAAGCTCATCATCATCTAAAGTAACAGGAGTTGCTTTCTTGGTGCTCTTGTCTCGGAGCGCCGCTGCAATGGTCCAGATGCTCGCTATGTTAATTCTGTGAATTTCGCAGCGCCCGTTCCCAATGAAGCCAATCGGCTCATCAAAAAGCTTGCTATACAAATCGTGAAATTGTTGGAGTAGATCTAGCCCAATGACATAGATAATTGTTGGTTTATTAAAGTGAGCAGCTACCAATGCAGTACAAACCGACTTGCCTGATCCAGTGCAAGCTCTAATAATTCCTTTCCTAGAATTTATTGCAGCTTGAACAATTCGCTCCTGATAATCTCTTGGAACCATCCCAAGCTCTTCTAGTCTTTTGCTTAAATCAATTGGTGGATATGAAACAATTTCTTTTCTATTATCAACAATAGAGAATTCAATTTCATTATTATTTAAGAATTCTTTTACTTTATCTAAAAGACCCAGCAAAAAGTTACCATTCTTATCTAACAAATAAGTAATTCCATTCCAACCATTTCTAAAAGCAGGGGTAAATTCAATCCCCTCAGTTTTATAAGAGAGAAACGTCCTTAGCTTATTAAATAATTTAGGATCAATAGTAATTTGAGCGTATTTATTATTTAATATACTTATCTTTGTCTTCGGCTTATAAGTATCCAAAAATTCTTGTTCGGAAATTAAAGCGATATTATATTGAGATAATGAATCTAATTTTGATTGAGGTATTGATCCATATAAATAAACTGTATTTGTTTCTTGATCAAAACCATCAACAAATATTTGATTTAATAATACATTTCTAGCCTTAACTTTTAAATCATCTAACCAAAGAGACTCATTAGAGTTCTTCTTTAAACAAGAAAGGCATCCGCCAAATTCACTTTTTAAATGAGAAGTAGGAGTAACCTCAAAAGACCCATGTTTATGACAAACTGCTTTAAACTTGGTTGTCTGATTAACATAAACCGCTTCTGAATAATCGAACTTATCTCCATGATACTCTTGACATTTTTTTATAAATTCTGGAGTGGTTAGCTTTGATTTGGGAGGCGTAGGAGGCATACATCAAATATATCAAATGAATTAAGGCAGGAGAAAGTTAATCCTCCTGCCCATTCATTATCTTTATTCTTTAATTACTTACGTCGATCAACAACAACATTCTTCGTCAATTTGCCGAATGCTGAGGACTTCGTCGCAATCTTATCCTTAATCTTCTGAACCGCTGAAACCGTTTCATTCGTCCCAGTATCCAATGACAAGGTCAAATTTCGACCATCATCTTTAACCTTGGACCGTTGCTGAAGATCTTTCGTCTCTTCTTTTAACTGCTCAACCCGAGAAACTGGAAGTCCCATTCCAGTAAAGAATGAATAAACCTTAACAACGTTCTCTGGACTATCAACCGTATAGACTCCCTTGAAAACTCCCTTGGGATTTCCACATTGGTCATTAATTATACTCATAGCATAATTGACGCTAGAGCTTGGAATATCTTTCCAAACATTAGCATTTGCAGTAATAATGACTCCAACATACTTGGACTGCTTGAGATCGAATCCGCTTGCTAAGAGATTTGAATTAAGATTATCAATCACGGCTTCTGCAATCGCCGTATCTTCTTTATAATTAGAAATAGTCATCTCTCCGTAGACAGATAAACCATCCCCATCAATAAACAACTTAGCGAATTCTGAAGAGTCTAATGGCTTAACACTAGACGGAGCGGCAGACAAGGTATTGAAAATATCAATCGGTCCAACGATTGCTTTATTGGCAATATCATAAAAATCCATCTGACTAACATTATGATAGATAGCTTCAATCTTAGCATTGTCAACGCAAATAAGATTAGAAACCTTTTTGCTTTTAGTTAAAGATGCTAGCTTTGAAAGCGTTTCTAATGCGTTGCTCTTCGTCTGAGAGTCTTCCGTATCCATTGGAAGAACGGTAATAACAACCAAAGGCTTTCCAGTTTCTGCTAGAATATCTACCATTGTCTCGCAAGAACCTGCGCCTGAACCACCGCCTAAAGATAGGCATAGAACATTGACTTGGCTCTCAGAGAGCTTATCATCAACCAATTGCTTAATCTCTTCTCGATGAGATTCTGCGGCATCTCGACCTATTTCTAGTTCTTTAGCAGCGCCGCCTAATCCATGCTGGAGAAAAAGTTTATTAGAATCTGGAACATTAATGAATTTAAGGTCCTGCATGGCAGTGTTAACGACAACTGCTTCATAGCCTAATGAATATAAAGCTTGAGCTAAATTACCACCTGCTTGCCCGGAGCCTAGGACCCCTAGGACAAGACTTCTATCTTTTTTCGCAACGATTTTTGCAGCCATTTTTTGTTCCATATTTTGTTTGTTTTGATTTTTTGCTTTAAGGGCGGCTAATTTGCCATCATCTAAATCATCAATGATTTCTTCTGGAACGCCCATTTCTGTTGTTGATTTTGCCGTCATCTTTTATCCTTAATCTTCATATATCATTATTTTAAATAGTATTGATTATTATTATACCAATTGACACACATTTCCAATCCTTCCGGAAGCTTTATCTCCGGAGCCCAACCAAGCTTCTTTAATTTAGAAGCGTCAATTGAATATCTAAAATCATGCGCATTGCCTCTTGGATCTTTAATAAAATCGATTAAATCATGACCTCGTCCCATAATATTGCAAATCTTTTGAATTATTTCAATATTAGTACATTCTTGATTTGCCGAAATGTTATATATTTCGTTTGGCTTTCCATCTGTAATAACCTTCATTAATCCAGCACAGTTATCTGTAACATAGGTCCAATCTCGAATTTGAAGCCCTTGCCCATAAACCGGAATCTTTTGATTATTCAAAATGCTTTTAATTGTTTTCGGCAAAAGCTTTTCTGCCGTTTGCCTTGGACCATAATTATTAGAAGAACGAGTAATGTTGTAATTCAATCCAAAGGAAGTCCCAGCTGCCTGAACAACCAATTCACTTGCCGCTTTACTAGCAGCATATGGGTTTCGTGGATTGATCGGGGATTCCTCGGTCCAGGATGGCTCAGAATCGCTTTTCAATTGACCGTATGACTCGTCCGTATTTCCTGAAAAAGCGCTAATTCCATTTCTAATAACAAGAAAATTTTTATTATCTTTAACTTTTAAACACCATATTTTACCATTATAATTAATTATATTTGCTTTAGGAAATAATGGGCTAAGTTTATTAGAAAAATGAATTTGCCAAGCCTTAAAATTTTGATGAATAATTCTTCCATTGATAGAAGCGTTTGGATTATGCCCTTGCTCATTAAATCTTGCATGAAATCCTAACATTGTTGCCAAGTAACAATACTGATCTCTTAACTTGAGAGAGCATGTTGTCAAAGCGCCTTTACCTCTAATATTATAACCATGCCCATCAGAATCATGGATTCCCATTAATAAATTAAATAAATTATCATATCCATAATCAAACATCCATTCTGGAATAAATTTATTTTCAGCATATTTCCCAAAAGTATCAAAGAATTTAAGCCATTTCTCTGAAGAAAAATAAATGTGTTCGCCAGATTTATTTTTTTCAGCATGAAAATTAATTTTTAATTTAGTCAAAGCCTTTTCTAATTTAACTCTGCATTTATCATTTTCTGGAACATCAAAAAAAATACGATAGTTATGCGTAACTATAAATTTAGGGGCATTTGGATCTGTATTTTTTGATGATATAATTCTTCCAGTTTTAGGATCCCGACATTTTTTTATAAAATCAGCTCTAGTATATCCACTTTTATTTTCACGTATTTTTTCTTGATAAGCAGTAAAACCATCGCCAATAAAAGCGCCACAAACATAAAATAAAGCATTAGAGTCTACTTTCCCTAAACCTGGGATATTTATATATTTTTTATATGCTCTATTAATAGAGCCTTTTGGCAAATAGCTTTTTCCTTTGACATCTGACATTTCTTCTGAAGTCGTCCAATGTAATTTATTATTTTGTTCATAAATGTATCTATGATTTGGCGTAGTTAAAAAATCGACTCTATTAGATTTAAAATGATACATATCGCCAGAATAATCTTGAACTATTATTTTTTCAATTTCTTTTTCTTCAATTTCTTTCGTTTCAGGATTAATTGAAAGAACTAAGTCCCCTTCTTTTAATTCTTGATAAGATTTTATTCCGCTTTTAGTTACCGCTTTCGTTTGTTCATCATAACATGAGATATGAACAAACTTCTCCACGCCCCATTTAACGGCAGCGTTGACCAAAGTTTGAGTCCCAACAACATTATTTTGAATGAACTTAACAGTATCTTTAAGAGAATCATCAACATGACTCTCGGCTGCCCCATGAAGAACAATATCAGGGCGCTCATATTCAAATATGACATCTAAAAAATGAGAATCGCAAATGTCACCAATATAAAACTGATGATTCTTATTTTGATAAATATTACCTAAAACAGATGTCTTAGCCATCTTGTCAATACTAACGAATTTATAATTGTGAGTTCCAGATTGGATTTGGTCATGAATCGCCTTTCTAACAAAATTAGAAAGAATAAATCCCGCTGTCCCTGTTATAAGTATCTTCTTCATTTTACCATCTCATACACATTATGATTTGCATTCTTAGCAAAGACTTCTTCATCGACAAGATATTTATCACGCCACAATGTTCTAAAATGATTGATATTATGATTCATAAATAACTTATTTGCCGGGTTCTTTTTCAGAGTCGCGCTTTCTTCATGAAATATATCGGTCGTTCCGCAATAAACAACTTTTTTACCAAGAGAATATTTTATAGACAATCCAGCTGAAATATCTTCAAAACACCAAAAGAAACCTTCATCCAAGCCATTCTGCCCTGATTTATTAGTTTGACAGATTTGATTGTAAAGACTTGCTGTAGTCATCCAAACAGCCCCTGTTACAGCTTGAAACTCTCGATGCTTTTGAGTTGACTTATCATCCTGCTGATGAGCTTTAAAATGCATTGGAAGCCCATTGCTCTTACTAAAAACAACTCCACCATGTTGAATTAGATTTGTTCCAACAAATTTTAATTTAGCGCCAACGAGACCAACCTCTGGATCTTTAAACATATTCATCATATTATGAATAGATTTTTTATCATTAAAAATGACATCATTATTTAATAGAAGAATTAAATCATCATCTTTAGGATCTGATTCTTTGAATAAAAGATTACATCCCTGAGCAAAATTATCTCTATTATGTCCATACTCGATTACTTTAACCTTAGGATTATTAAGGCTCTTAATAAATGAAACGGATTCATCAACCGAGCCGTTATCTTTTATTAAATATTGATAATCAATACCATCCAAAGCATTAATTAATGATGGGTAAAGTTTCTCTAACTTTTCTTTCCCATTCCAATTTAAAGTTAATATTTTAAGCATTATAACCCCACCTTAGCGCTTCCCATAATCCCAACATCTCCCGATGCATTAACTTGAACAGACGGTCCAATATATAAATTATTCATTAAAGGAATATGTTGCCCAACATTATACATAATTGGCGTTAATGAGCCCGAAACTTGCTTGGCATCAATTCCATAGCCTGCGCCAACTTGAAGAATGGATAAATCGGGATTATTCTTATATTTTCCATAACTCATTAGTTGAAGGCTAACATTTGGGACGGCTTCGCCCCGAACGCTCCTCAAGTTTATACCAGCATCCATTCCTATGTACAGCCTGGGATTGAAAAAACTAAATTTTCCTTCCGGGTACTCTTGCTTAAAAGTGCTATTGGCTATTTTAACTTCTTGATCGTTGATCGTAAATTTATTATAAGCATATTGACGCTGTTGTTCATCCATTCCTAGAACCGTAACCATCTTATATTCCCGTGGTGGAATATTATAATCCCATGGCTTTTCTTTCCAAGCCGAGAAAGAAACTTCTCCTATTGGAACTTTAACGTTTCCAAAGCTTTCATTAAGCTTAATGACTTGAGTATCTTGTTGATATTTATAAGGATCTGGGTAAGTTAAAGCTAACGGGGGAACATCAGTCCCAGGAACCGTATTAGTTGACCCAGCTCCTTTAACAACTTGCCCTTGACTCTTCGAGGTTACAACGTTGATTGCCATAATTGAAGCATTTAACTTATCCAAGTCATTTTGGATAACTTTCATGTTGACATTATTTTCTTTAGCGAGATTATTAATGTCCTGCTTGGTTGCATATTGAGCAAGAGCCCGAGTAATTCCGTCAGCCAACTCTTTCTGACCAACCATTTCTTTTTCAATTGCCTCTTGACGTCGAGCAATCTCAAATTGCTTGAAAACAATTAAACCTCCCCCTATTAACAGAAGGACTGCAAGAACAAACATAATAATTTTGGTTGATAATGACATTTAATAATCTTTCAAAATGGATACTTATTATTCCATTTATTTAAAAATTTAACTTTTGATTCAGAATAATGTTTGCTAATATTCAATAACTTAGAAGTCTGCTTTCCAATATGTTTTAAAGGAGTATCAATCAGCATAAAATCAATGTTAAGAGATTTGGCTCGAAATGATAAATCAGTATCTTCAAAATAAAGAAAGAAAGTCTTACTATCAAAAGGACCATCTCCAGTCTCTAATTTATCCCAGGTCTCTCGATTAGCAGACAAACACCAACCACTCATATAATTAATTTTATCTTCTTTATTAGAAGTTTCATAAACAAAACTAAATTCATTCTCTGGATCCACATATCCAGCCGTTGGTCCAATTAACTTATTATTATCTTTGATAATTTGAGGTAATGATAAAAACCAATCCTGAAAGACATTTCCAAATTTAATGTCATTGTTTAAAATCATAATCTGATTGGATTGCGCTGCTTGAACGCCCTGACTTACTGCTTTTCCGAAGCCAAAATTAGTTTCATTTCTAATATGTTTAACTCTTTCAAATTTAGAAAGTTCGGTTTTCGTTAAATCAGAGCTGGCATTATCAACAATAATGATTTCAAATGATTCAGGCAATTTCAATAAATTACTAATGCAATTTTTAGTATAGCTCCAATTATTGAAGACTGGAATAACGATGCTTAAATCATAAATCATTTGGTTAAATTCAACATTTGAGTTGTGATGGATTCCCAACTATATTTTTTTAATATAGCTTCTCTTTGGCTTTCGACGCTCTCATTTAAAGAGATAAAATTATCGTAAGCGTACCTTAATTTGCTGGCTGCATCCTCTATATCCGGGACAAACCAAATTGCATTTTGTTTTGATTCCCAGTACATGCTTGCCGGGTTGGCTCGTGCCTCTTTCCCGGAAACAAGAAGAGCATTGGAATCATTTAAAAAATCAACCTGACCGCCCCAATTAGGAGCAATGACAATTTTTCCAGAAGCCAATGATTCAAGCCCAGGCATTAAAAATCCTTCGCAGTGAGAAAGCGAGAAGACGGTATCCACACTCCTATATAAGGAGGAGATGTCCGGAACAAATTGTTCAAAAATTTTTAACTCAGCATGGTCGGGATATTTCTTCTTGAATGAACTCACAATTTCTTGAAGAGACACTTCAAACCCATATTTAACAGGTTTGAATTTTGATTTTAATATTAAAATAACATCATCATTTTTATTAAATGCTTTTCCATATGCTTCTAATAAACCATTTATATTCTTCCTTATATGGTTTTGAGCTATATTAGCTAATATTTTAAATTTCTTATTTGTTTTAAGATCAATTTTAGATTCTCCAGAAAATTCAGAGCCAATTCCATGAGGAATGACATGAACTTTATCTCCAGGAATTCCTGAATTGATAAAAATATCTTTAGAGAATTGAGATGGAGCACATAAGTAATCGCAATTCTTATAAGCTTTGGCAAAACCAGAAGGAAGAACATTTTTTCCATTCCATTCATAGGTCCAAATACCAAATCTATTTTTATTTCCAAAGCTTAAATACTTCTGAAAGTTTCGCATAGCAGTATAACTAATCTGACAATCATAAGTTCCCGGTAATCTTCCAAAGATTTTGCCAGGCTTATTCTCTTCGACATGCCCAATCACATGCTTTCTTAAATTATTTGGAATATGCTCAATTCCATCCGTTGAAAATAATTCAACTTCATGTCCTTGGTTAATTAAAGCATTAGCCGTTCCCCACCCTACGGCGCTCCAACTATGATTTTTGCCAAGAAATTGATGTATTAAGATCTTCATGCGATCTTAATATATCAATATATCTTAGTCTATTCCTTCATTTTGAGTCCGGAAGATTCGCCAATTCAAAATATCAGCGCTTTCAGGAGAAACTCTAATCTCAATCTTATTTCCATTGATATTAAAATCAGCTGTCGTTCCGTCCAAGGTCGATCCAGTCAAATTATAAGTAATGGTCGGGGCGCCAATTAAAACGGGTCCAGCTCCCTCTCTAATATAATCCGCCTTCATTTCAATGGTACCGCCAAATGCAGTCCCGGATTTTTTAACTAATAGCAAGGCGGTGACTCTCGTAATCGCCTCATCTGATAAGCTGAAATCTACATTGCCAAACGTATAGCCATCTTCAATAACCTGATTGGCTGTTGAAGTAGTGGTCGTAAACTGACGGCGCCTCTCGCGTTTAGACGCCTTTGGAGCAGAAGCGCTATAATCAGTAGAACTCGTATCTTTCCATTCTGTCGTCGTTTGCTGAGTAACTTGAGTGTGATTGGTTGAACCTTCTAATGGGCTATTTTCATTGAAAACGCTGATTAATTCTAATAAGTTTTGAACCTTGGTCGAATCTACAAACAATGGAGAGTTATTAAACCCACCTTTTTTAAGGTAAACGTTAATTTGAACTTTAGTATTTAAAGTCTGAAGAACGGAATCTTCATAAAGGTTCGTGAAGTTAAGTCTTAACAATCCAGTTGCGTAATCCATGGAGACGCCGATTTTACCATCAACGATAACCCCTGAATAACCATCTGAGTCTGTTCCATTAGTATTTGGGCTAAAAGATTGAACTGCAACAGAGAATCTAACTTGATTATTAAGTAAAGCCTCTTGTTCAACTAATGAACAGTCAGCAAAACGAAGCGCCGGGAAGCCTAGCCTTGTGATTCCTTTTCCAGTATAATCTGCAACGAAGTCATCAAAAACATTTAAGGTTCGCTCTTCTCCGAAAATTCCATCTGGAATTTCTAAGACAATCGTTCCAACTTCAAAGTCTACTTTATATGGATTTCCATCTGGTCTTTGTAACTCTCCACCATCACCAATAATAAGATTATTAGGAACGAAAGCATTAATCGTCCCTGGATCTAATTCTGGACCCTGAGGATAAATATCACAAACAATACCGTCTATTTCACAGCTGTTATGAACGTGACCAGATGTAGAACTAAAAATGGTCGGAACAAATCTAGCATTACTTGCAACTGAAATTAATCTTTCTTCCCAAGTTAATTGTTTAACAAGATTAAAAGTAATAGGGTTATTTTTAAAGTCATGATTTTCTAATCCAGTATCTTCCAAATACAAATCTTGAATAGGATGTAAAACAGTCCCACGATTAGAGATGGTTGGATAGAAATCGTCATTCCGAGTAAAATACCCATCTTGATAGGTGAATGGATCTAACTTTAATTTAAGAACATTAAATGATGTTCCAATTTTATTCCCAGGTGAAGTTGTCGCTGGAAATGGAGGAGCTTTTAAAATATAATTCTGTAAATAATAACCGTCATTTGCAGTAATCTCAAAATCACCATCGATATCTGCTCTTAAAATCTGAGATATTTTGTCGCTATCTAATAGAACTTTTCTTAAATTAACAATATAATTTGAAGAAGTATTAAGGCTCGTAATCTCAATACCGCCATTATTACATTCATTCGTTGATAGTCTAATTACCAATTTTAAATTAATTAGATTGGTAATAGCTGAGAAATTAGTTGAAGCGCTCTGAAAAGTAGCTAAACTACCATCATTTGGATTAACAACTAAAATGCCGTCAGTTCCAGATGCGACAACTAAATTAGTTGCAGGATCAACAAGCTGGAAAGTAACGGTAAAGTCATTAACAAAAGGATCTGCATAGAATGGGTACCCATTTGTATAAGTCGTAACATATCCATCTGTTGAGATGGAGCTTATTGCCGGAGGAGAGACATTAAGGTCCATTCCTAAGAGTAAATTATAAAGATCTAAATCAGCATCGTCAACAACACCATCACCATTAATATCTCCATAAATCATAGAGCATAATTCGGCTTTGGCTACACGATAAAAAGTATTTGGCTCAGAAATGTTTGGAATAAGTTTAGCATTGGTAAAATCACCATTTACTAAATTGTTTACCAAAGCATTAACATTTAAATCATATCGATATCCATCTGTGCTATCATCAATGATTTTTAATTGTAATTCGTTTTTAACGAAAGTCCAAGAATGAAGTCCGGCTGATAGAACAGAGCTTGAAGCTTCAAAAGATTTTTTATTCTTATCTGCAACAAGACCAACAACAAAAGGCTCTGTCGTCTTGGAAAGATTTGATAAATCTATTGGGTTTAATAGTTTAACTTTGGGAACGAACTGCTGACGAGAATTAACCGGGTTGCCGGTTCTTTGATCCTGAATTGGGACGCTTTGCTCTAATTCGGCGGCAACAACGCCAGTATATAATTCTGTTCCAGTAAACTGAATTCCATCTAATGAATAATCAATTTGAGCATTCGTTTCTGAATCTAAATTAATTTTAGGAATAATAATTCCGTGCCCAGTTTCATATGCCTGACCATCTGAAATCTTAGCTGCGTCAGTAAAGACTCGATGCCAAAGATCATCGTCTGGCAAATCAACCCAAACACTTCCAGTAAACATTGTTGCTCTAGAATCAGAGCTAATATTACTTCCTGCCGTTATTAAAATATCACATTTATTAGCTGACCCAGAGCGTTTTAAAGTTACAGCGTAATAATTTCCTGGAACAATAGCATTGCCAGTTCCAACTTGAGTATTACTAAAAACAAAGTCTACTGGCTGAGGGTTCCCATCAAGAGTCGTTCCAAGACTTTGAAGACTATCATAATCAAAGCTTAATTGAGCCAATGGAATATTAGATGGAGAAAAATCAATAGCTAAATTTGGAACAATATCAGTCGAGCATTGAATGGTCGATTGAAGAGGAAAAATGCTAACAACTAGCTCGCCTTCCCAAGCCAAGTCCGTTTCAAAGCCAGGATTGGTATTTTGAACAGATAATAATAATGAAATTTTTTGAATATTATTGGTCGTTGCTAGAAATTTTTGACCAATTTGAGTAGTAACATCATTTTCTTCTAAAACTTTATTTTCTTTATATCCAGTATTGATATTTAAATTATCAATATTATAAAGTGGCAGCGAATTAGTTAATAGAGTTGTTAAAGATGAAACAGAGCTAACAAAGAAATCTCGCCAAAAAAGATTGGGCTCGATATCTTGAGCTGCCATAATTGGGTCTCTAGAAAGACTAAATGGCTTAGCCTCTTTAATAATAACTTGACCACCCAAATTAAAAGATTGGATTGTCGTTCCAATAAAATCATTAAAGAAAATAGCAAGTATATTCGTATAATGCTTTTTGGTTATTTGAACTTCATTGGCTTTAAAAACCAAAGTATCATATTGAAGATTATTTTCAAAATCTAAACCAATAATAGCTATTTTAACGGTTCTCTTACCTGCCGCTTTTGAATTTTTTAATTCAATTTCAAGCTGATTCCCCTGATTAGAATCGGTGGGCTGAGCCTGCGGGGCAATATTAGTTCCATCTAATAAGCCAGAAACCAATAAAGAATCGAATAAGATGTTTTGATTTAAAACTTCTGGTAAGACACCTATCCCAACATGATTATTAATAATGGCATTTTGAATGCTATTATTATAACTTTGTTCTGCCGTTAAATCAGAATCATCCAACTGCTCCGCATCGGAATATAGATTCTGCAAACCAGAAATAGGGCTTCTTTTAGTCATGTTCTCTCTTTATCATATATCAAATTATATCTATTATTCATACTTAATAAAAATACGACTATTAGCAGGTTTTAAGGCTTTTAATAAGACCTCTAATATCTCTTTGACTCTATTATTATCTTTGATTAAATCGAATGAATCAAAAACATTAACTTCAAAATCAAATATTCCTGAATTTTTATTTTTTAGCATAACGAAATCGTCATTTTTAGCCAAAATGGTATTAAAATCAAGCAGATAGGTCGTGTATAAATCTTCTGTTACTGGAAAAACAATGTCTAAATTGCTAGAATAATTGACATCTATTGATTCTCCAAATGGAGCGAACAAGGGACGAGCGATATTGCTAATTCTTAAATTATCAATTAAGGCATTAGCAGCATTTTTACCATTAAATTCAGTTCCTATAAACAATTCCGTTGGAACATCTTTAAACTTAATATCAACCATCATAGCCGAGGTTCCAGAGTAAGAAGAGCCAACAACATATGGGTCTCCAAATAGGAGTCCGGTTCCAAAAAGAATGTTTTTATACTCATACCCATCAATGAAAAGATGTAGCTGATCGTTGCTTCTTCCTCCATTTATAGAGTAAGTCGCTTTAATTCTATGCCAGGAATTAGCTGACCAGAAAATGGGGGCTCGGACCTGATAATCGAAGTCATTGGCTCTAACGTTGAAATTAACATATCCAGACTCATCTTTATAGATAGACATTCTATCTCCATGAAGACCGCTAGGGATATAAGTTACAACAACCTGGCTATTTTGATTTGGTAGTCTTTTCTTTAATCTAATAACTTGACTATTAAAGGTTTTAGATCCTGATTCAGCTGATTTATAAACAACAATTAGATTCAAACTAGACTGAGGCAAAGTTCTGGCTAGGTAAATAGTTCGACCATCCTGACTAACTCCACCGCCTGCAAAATAATCTGTTCCGGTTGGGTCTCCAACAATTTTAACTGTCACTACTTGAAGAATCTTCTTAGAAGTGCTAACGGTACTATCCGTTATACTCATTGTTGTTTCAGCAATAGCGCCCTCGGTTGAAGTTTCAATAGCTCCACCAGCAAAGTAATCAATTCTTTGATCGCCATTTTTTAGTTTAACTGAAACAACTTGAGCCGCTCTTCCTGAAATCTGAAGAGTCGAATCATCAAGGCTCGTGACCGTCTCTAAATTGATTCCTGCCGCATCAAAATAAAATCGATGAGTTGGATCGTTCGTAGTATCATATAATGAATTAACCCAAAATTCAATCGTTCCTTCTTTGCGCGTATCTAAGACCCCATCATTATCAATGATAAAAGGCTTGTCAATAATTGCAAGACTCTGAGAGAAATTATCATTAACAGAAACATCAGACTGAACAAAATTCTTTCCTTCTGACATTACATAAAAATCAGCTTCATTAACAAAAGGAAATGAATCAAAGTGTGATAAAACTAATGTATTAGAATCAAAAGATAATTCTTTTAATGAATTGAAGTCTTTAGTAATGTAGTTTTGTTTAACTTGAGCGGTTTCACCAATTCTTAAATCTGTCAATTGATTAGAACTAATCTTTAATTCATCAATTACTCCATTAAGATGGTTTTTATTGAAAATATCCGAACCAACATAAGCTAATGAATTTACTGGATTAAATTTAATACTGGTCCAGGTATAAAAATCAAATTCATAAGTTCCTGATTTTAATAGGTATGGAACTCCTGGGTCATTAGCTTCTTCTAATAAGAAGAATCCATTTTGAAATCCGCTTCTAGAAGAAGTTGTATTTAAAATTTGAAAAATGCCATTGCTAAAAGGAGGAATGTACCCATCAATATTAATAGAGTTTCTATCATCGGAAACGCCAGAAATCAAATAAGTTCCAGCAGCTGGTCCTGGGCTTGCAATAACAAGATAGTTCCCAATATCAGTCGAGCTAAATAAGACATCAAGGTCTGTAACTGTTGCTCCACCAAGTCCAGTCAAAGCAATGCCTGCACGAGACTGATAAGAATAACGAATGGCAGGATATAATGAGCTGCCTTCAGAGTAAGTAATAGAATAAGCCTCTTTAACATTTAAAACCAAATAAGACCTATTAGTATTAATAACTTTACCTGCAACAACAATACCTGTAATAGTTTCAAACTTATTTAACGTATTCTTTTTTTCTATTTGAGTAAAAGTTAATACTTCGCTTGTTGGACTTCCGTTAACATCGCCACTAATTGTAACGGTAACTGAAGTGCTAAAATCTAGATTGCCACTTGAAATATCAACCGCTAGAGTCCTTCCAGAATCTGAAAGAGATGGCTGTTCTCCAGAGAAAGAAGATGAAGTAAAGTCATTTCCCAAGAGAGTTGAATTGCTTGAATTCACTAATTTATTTAATAGAATACCATGAATAATACTAACTTCATTTAATGAAATTGGTGGGGGCAATGTTGTTTTAATAACATTGTTATATCCATCTCCCCATTCATAATATTTTTGTTTAATTCTTTTATGATTTAAACCTAAGGTTTTAATTAAAATTAAATCATTAGCTTGAACATCATTCTCAAGTGAAAGAACATTATTATAATAACCATCTTTAGATAAAGAATATGATGGTCTCAAGGCTCTTAGTCCTGGAATTTCAACATCTTCATTATGATAAACAAAGAAATCTAAGCCAGAATTCGTTGCTGGCATATCATCATTTAGAGTTAAAGTATATCCATCAACATCTAAAATAGTATAATGATTTTCATAGTATCCATCATCGATTCGTAATAGATCTCCTGGAATAACATCAAATAATTCAAAGTCAATAGAAGATGAAGTGACGGCGTCATAACCGTCGTTAGTTATTAAGTCATAGCCATCTAAGAAAGATGAAATGGTTGAAACTGCAATATTAGGATAAATATCTACCGCAGTTAACAGCGTTAAATCTGTTTTATTAACTGAGAACTTAGCGTCTTCTAAAGATAGAGGCATGTTGCTAGACAAGGTCAAAGTTTGACCTGCAACTGTTAAAATTGAATAGCCAGATGGATTAAATCCTACTTCATCAATCGTAATAGTGTCGCCAGCTAGTATTCCATAGGCGTCAAAATTAATGAGAGAAGTGACAGTTGGACTTCCAGCAGTAGTTACCAAATCAATAGAGCCAATAATAGTCTTAGGAGTAAATCCAGCTATCTCTTCTGGATTAATAGTTCGATATCTTTCATGAAGATAAGGGCTAACTTTAGTTCCATATCTAATAATATTTGGAACTTCTTGACCATCAATGAATAAATGTAATTCATCTCTCTCAAGCTTGTCGTTTAACTTCCAGGCGGTTGCAACATGGTGCTTTTCATGAGCTTGCCAAGAAGAAACATCTGCGCCGATAGAATAGCTGACTCCATCTCGGTCAAATATTCTAAAATTTAAATATCCGCTTGGATCCTTGTAAATAGAAAACCGACATTTATTTTTCTTTTCACCAAAATCAAAGAGATAATGCTCTCGATCTGAGATGAAAGTAAAGCCTTCATTGAATCGAGCTGTATCCGTAATAGAAACTGAAATATTGCTTGTTCCTGACGTAATCTTCATGTTAGAAGGCTTAGGATTATCTATTGCCTTGACATCATAAAACATTCCGTTGGGCGTACTAACTTTAAGAGAATAAGTTGTAGAATAGCCATCAACTTGACCAAAAGAATACCCATCAACAACATCTAAATACCAGCGCTTATAATCTTGAGCAGGATCATCATTATAATAAATGAAAATACCGTCTTTGTTCTTATTAGGAGCGCCTGCCGCATTACTTAATTTATTTAATGAAAACGTTCCATCTAAATTAAGAATAGGATGGTATTCGGCTGAACCAATAAAAATGTAATTAGATTCAATCTGATAACCATCTCTAGTTAAAGTGAATGTTATATCCGCATCATTGTCAATTCCATTCCATTCTGGAATGACCCAACATTCCAATGACCCTTTTTCTAGTCTTAAATTAGAAGAGACTGGTAATGTAATAGATTGACCTTCGGCATTAATTAATGCTCCATTGCCATATTTGGCTGGCAAAAGCTCAAAGCTTCCGGTCGTTTCAAATCCTCTTGGATTTAAAAAGCTTGTTCCTAATGACCAATTTTGAAAGACTGATTCGACAATTTCAGGATCAATATGAGATATTTTATTAACAATATTTTTAATTGCCGTAATGGTCGGACCTTGTATAAAAGACTCTAGTGCGGCTGACAATGAATCTCGATATCTTTCTCGATTAAGATTAATATCAAAATTGCTTAACTCTGGAATATTAACAAGGCTTCCAAAATTCTTTAACAAAGCATCGCGTAAAGCTCCGACCTTATAACTTACATAATAGGTGCTACCTGGAGAGACTGACTCTGATTGCCTAAAGTCAATATGGTTTTCCCCATACTCATAGCTAATTAAAATTTCATCTGCAAGATAAGTATAATCTATATACAAATCTCCTTTATTATAATCAACAATGATTCTAGACAAATCATCAATCGTCAAGCTCCAGCTTGTAATAACTGAATCTCCAGCATTTGGAGAGTTGACTCCAGATAATTTAAGCTTAACTTGATCTCCAGCGACAACAATTCCAGAGTTGTCCCATAGTTCTTGAGCATCTGAATTTCTAATAATAGAAACATTAAATTCAATATTTGAAGATAAATATGGTTGCGCCAAATTAATGGTTATGAAATAACCATCTGAAATATTATATTCAACAATATTATATTCTGTTTTTTCAATCGGAGAAACTGTAATGACTCGTCCATCAAAGGTACAAGCCTCCATAAAATTAATGGGGCTATAACTATTTTGAAGGTCATTTAGTTCATAAAGACTACGGATAAACTTAATATTTTGAGAAACGCCAGGAACGAATACAGCATCAACAAAAGCTCCAACCTTTGTTGAATTAACCTGATAAGGCGAAGTCTCAGTTTCATTTAGATAGCCTTCATCGGAAGCATCCAAATCTAATGGCTGAATAAATCCTTCTCCAAATGAAGTGTATTCAAAAGTTTTATCTTTAGGATTTAAAATAGATGTTTGATAATAAATATCATCTACAGAAATGACATGGCTATTAATAGGATCAATTAGTTTAGTTTTATAAGTAATCGTTCCTATTTCAATAGATTGCCCTGGAGAAACTGCAACGTAAACAATTCCATTAGCATAATCAATTTTATATTGACCAACCACATCTAGTTTATCAATGTTTTGACTTTCCGTTAAAAAGGGGTCAAACCATTTTTGATTAACAAAGACATCATCATTAGATAAATTAATTGAATTATTAATTGATGAAGCCAAGCAATCTTCTGAGCCAGAAACTAAATTATTATCAGATAAAAGACATTTAAAGATTCGAATAGAACTTCCATTTGTTAGCTCTTGATTAACGAATAATATTTCATTTAATGAATCTTTAAAAGAAACTTTTTCTCCTGTAAAAGGTAAAACATTAGGAGGGGTATTATAAGAAAAATATATCTTATCATTACTCCAACGAATTGGTGAGTATATTTCCCCTGATGTCTCATTAAAGATTCTAAAAACATTAGTAATTGGAGAATTAGCCGCTTTAACAACATTTAAGGCTAATAATTTATTTTCAATTCTTTCTGATAGATTTTCTTGATGAACCGTTGCTCGATAATCTAAATCAGGAACTAAAACTTCTTCATAATTAAAAGTTATGTCTCCTTCTTGAGAGACTAAATTTCCATTAGGTAAAGCAACTAAATCTCCAGAGGAAGCGTCATAAACGTAATCAACCTGAGAGACATAAGTAAATTGATAATCATAGCTAATGAGTGGTGGTTGAGGTCCCGTTCCATCATTATCAGCATCTTCTCCAAAGACATAAACCGTTCCAGTTTCATAATCAATGCAATATTCGCCAGGACGTCGAGGCAATGCATTAAGACGAAATGCAATTTCATATAAAAATGCTGGATGCTTATCCGTTGTTAAATAAGCATTTGGATCAATAAAAGTCGCGCCTCCAGTTGTATAAATATCTCCATTTTGATCAACAATTGGCGCATGCTTTAAATTAAATATATTGATGATTGGAGGTAAAGGTTCCCTAGAAACACTTAAAATAGTCGAAGCCGTAACGGAATCCTCATCAATAATTCTGCCCAAATTTCTATATTCATAAGTTACTTCTACATATGAAATATTTTGATTTGAAAAATCAGGATCATTTAAAATAGCTTCACTCAATCTAAACTGATCTGTTAAAAGCACTAAATAGCTAAAACCATAATCTTTATCATATTTAGAATTGGTTATTTGATAGCCCAATGTTTCAATAGGATATTCGTAATCTAAATGACCGTTATTATAATGAAAAATAACACTTAATAACTTAGATACATTTGTCTTAGACACATTTAAAGTAAAAGTGTTTATATTAAATGTATTATCATTATCTTCAAAATCTATGTTTAATAGTTCTGAGACTTCTTCTTTTAAAAGAGAAACTGGAAAATCAGGGAACTCTTCAAAATTAAAATCTAAAGTAGCGGAGAATCCGGTCGGAGTTTTTCCAACTCTTGTTATTTGATAGGCGCCTTCTTCTAAGAGACGATCAAAGGGTCCTTCTTGACGAGTCTTTTCTTCATCCAAGACATCAAAAGATAAATAATTTTCATTTTTTAATTGCTTGATATCATATAAAGCTTTAGAATAAAGTAATGAATAGCTTTGAAGAACTTTATTAACAATAGTCGTATTATCTGTTACATTTAAAGGAGTTTCTCTTAAGTAGTCTATTAAGAGATCTTGAATTATATTACCAGCTTCAATTGGTCCAATAATATAATATTGATTGCTAACGTCATCATTTAACATGATGGCTGTTGCATTGACAGATTTAAATGGAATGGCTGGCAATGACAAAAACTTAATAAAATAAGGCGCTTGCGGAGTCATAGGCTGACAAGTAATCACCAATGTTTCGCTATTGACTTCTGCCTTTAAAACATTAGGTGAAGGAACACTGTCTAATTGCGAAGTGATGGTGACATTAGATGCACCGATGCTTGAATCTAGCTTATGGCTAAATTTAGCAACGAGCGTCACGCTATCAATGACTTCGACTCCTATGATTCTTAGATTATCCATTATCTTGTTTCTGCTGCTACCGTCACTAAGTTAGCTGAAAAATATTCATCTTCCTTAGCTGTTAAACTTAGAACCTGACCAAAAGAACCTGTCTTATTAAAGAAGATAATTCTAGCTCCTGCAACCCCATCGACTGAGAATGCCGCATTAACTAAACTAGATGAATCTAAAACAGTTCCTAATGCATTCGCATTAATTGCCGTAACTAGCTTATCTTTCAAATTTTGCAAGACAAGAGCAGATGAACTCTTAAAAGAATCAGAAATAACAACATTCATAGTAACATCTATATCTACTTGTTTAGCTTGTCTAATTAAAACATCCGCATTTATTGGTCTATTAGTTTCTACATTAAAAGTAACGGTTGAAACCAACCTATTGTTATTTGATTTTATAATTATTCTTTCATTCTGCTTAGGAGCCATATAATCATAAAAAACTTTATACCTAGAACCAGTAATAGGCTGATTGAAATTACTTAATATAATTCTAGTTGATTGAGAAGAATTAAATCCACTAGAAATATAAACTTTATCAATCAAAGCAAATGCTTTATTAGTGTATAAGGTTCCATTTCTAGTAAAAATAACATTTTCAGTATCATTAGTCGTAGAGTAATAAAAGGTAATTCTAAATTTATCTCCGGCTTTAACCTGAGCGTCTAAATTCAAAACATTGTTTTGAGTTGAAGGAAGGCTAAACTCTAAATTATTATAATCTGTATTTGAAATAATATTTTCTGAGTAAAAACTATTATCTTGAATTGTTAATCCTAACAAATCATAATTTGCTTGAGATAATAGAACGACTTCTCCTTCTGTCGAAACTCTTTCTAATTTTGTAATCTTGACTAATTTAATGGTGCTCGGAATAGACGAATTCGAATTCAGCCCTAATACTTTTCTAATAGCCTCAAATAAATTTTGCTTCAAACTAGTTGAAGTTGCCGAGAATAAAACATCTTTCGCCTTCGTAATTGTCGTTCCATTAACCGAAATGGTTCCAGTATTTGCCGTCGAGTCAACAACCGTCAAAATAAGCTTGGTTGGAGATTGTTTAATGGTTTCATAGTCATAAGTTAAAACCATAACATCATCGCCCGCTAAAGCGGCAGATGTCTTTGTAAACAAAAGAAGGTTGTTATCTACGTCAATTGTTCCAGTATCAGACCATAATTCTTTTCCATCAAGAACTCTAATTACACTGATTTGTTTCTTATTAATTTTACTAAAATCATTTGATATAACAAAAATATTGCTATTTTCATTATAGCTTGAAATTTCATAATAATTATTGTTATTTATATTAATTGAATTAAAGATTCTAATTCTTTTTGAAGTAATATCAATCGGACTTAAATCAACATCGACCAGCGTATCGAAATTAACAGTTAAACTGCTGAAGTTAGCTTTAGATAAATTTGAGAATGGAGTCGTGATATAACCATCTGAGCCAGAAGCAATAACATCATCGCTATTTTTTTCTAAGATTTCAAAGCTTAATCCGGTTTGAGCTATAAAGGTATGCAATGGAACGCTAAACTTATTAGTCGTAATATCATATTGAAGAGTTCCAAAATCTCGGCTAAAAACATCATTAGAAAATGTAAATGGTTGAAATCTTTTAACGTCTTCAGCATAATAGATAACTAAAACTTTATCTGCAATAGCTGGAGTGTTAAATCCAGTAAAGATTAACTGATAATTTCCACTAGTTCCTATTTCAATAGTTCCAGCATTATCTTGATTCCAAAGCTCTTTAATATCTGAAAGTCTAATAACCGTCAAGATCTTAAGAGAGGATAAGCTAACATCAACGCTTGCCGCATTTAATTCAATATAGAACTGATTGCTCGTGTTTTTTTGAACGACTTGATTTTCTCGCCTGGCAACGTTTGCAATATTGACATTATTAAAGCCAATGCTAGAATTAGTCCCAAAGCCATTTCCAACTCGGCTCACTGGCATGCTTGTAATGCCAGTCGATATAATATCCTGAACATTAGCAATGTAATTTATTTTAGCCGTCAATGTATCTGGGGTGGTGCTAAAATTAGTTAAAGGAACCGTTACTTGATTGCCATTAAAGTTTCCAACAGATCCAGTAACATTAAAAGTATCTTTTGAATTTTTAATTACTGTAACTGTATCGCCAATCGACGCCTTCGTATCACTGGGTAAAATAATCGTCGTTGTATATTGAATATCAATTCCAACAACAATACTAGCATTAGTAAATAACCCATCATTAGCAGAAGTTTTAAATAACTCTACATTCGTATTTCTAAATAAAACATGATCTATTGAAGTTGTAGTATTAATTAAATTAGTAATGACAACGCTTAAACGTCCAGTATAAGTTCCAGAAGTAACTTGGCTAACGACGCCGCCAATTTCTTCATAAGAGTTTACTGTTAAAATAGCTCCAATTGGTAAGGTCGTATTTCCGACATAATAAGTTCCAGCATCATTTTGAGACAGCATAACTTCTTCATCTCTAATTAAATTAGAATAACCCCAATCAATGCTATCTGTTACTTCTCTTAAATTATCAGTAAAGAACCTACCATCATAATCTGTAAACTGGTCGAAAGTTAGAACCCAAGTATAATCTACTTGAAGAACATCGCTCTGAGATGGAAGGGTATTTCCTGAGATTTTAATAACCCCAGAAGTATTGGTTGTTCCAGAGCCATTTGGATTTTGATTTAAAACTGTATACCGTTCACCTGTTGTACTATTGAAAACACGAGTTGCCGTCTTGGCTGGAAAATGAAGTAATTGAATAAGAGAACGGTCTGAATTTAAAACCGTGCTATTTTCATTTGTAATCGAAATATTTTGTTGAATAATTGGAATTTCAGAAACATCTGAAAATGTCACGGCATCTTGCCCGTTAAATTTACCCTTAATTCTATCTTCTTCAAAGAGAGAAATGCGGTCTGAAGTCCAAATAAAGCTATCAAAACCAAATGGACTACCCGCAAAAGAACCTGTATCTTTAACTAGCTTGTAGTTTCCAGAAACTCTTCCAAAAGAATCAATTGTTTGTTCTTTAAAGTTGGACCCGCTCCCCGAGCCGCTAACCTGAATAATAGAATCAACAGGTTGAGATGGAAGAGTTCCGGCTTTAATATTGTCAATTCTTCTTCTATTAATTGTTTTATTTTCATCGCCTGTAATTTGACCTAAAACAACCGTATTCTTTGGATCTGTTGGGTCATTCTTATTGCTCTTATCTCTATAGATAAAGCTATCCGTATTCTCAACCAAATCTGTTCCCAGGATAACGATGTCAACCTTGCCACCTGTACCTTCCGATATGACCGTCAAATTGCCTGAAGCATCCTCGGAGACGACCGAGCCATCGCGGGTCATTAGCGGGTTGCCTGGCTCAACTACAAAGGCATCTGTTACCCCTGTCGTAGACAAAGCTAAATTTCGATATCCTAACGCCGTTCCAATGCTGGAGCCACTAAAGACAGATAAGACTCTATTTCGAAAAGTCGCATCATCCTCTTGATTGTTTCCACCCAAGAAAGAACTAGTATTGGTTACATTACTCGCTCCAGGAGTAGTCGTTCTGTTCAAGCTATATTTGCCAATATTTCCTTGAGTCCCAGGAGTTGTTGATTGAACCGTAACCTCAACTGCAAATTGATCTGTAATTCCAACGAAATCTAAATCATTTCTAAATTTCGTTGCAGTAGAACGATAAAAATTAATGTTGGTTGGACTTACAGAAATGCCATTAACAACAGAATACGAAATTCCATTAGCCGCAGTTACAATGTCACCGCGCCCAATCCCAATCGTTGCAGGAATTGAACTAAAAGTAATTAAAGCAACTCCAGAGGAAGCCGTAGCTGATTTGCGAGTAATACCAAAATTTTTGGCTAATTTATCTAGGTCAGATCCTGTAACTAGCTGTAATGATTGCTGAGTTGAGACTTGAGAGATTTGATCATAAAGAAGAGCGAGCTGATTAGAAGGCGCATCAATTAAAAGATCCCGAGCTACGGTTGCTGGCTTAGTATCTAAATTTGGCTGAGCAATTCGATAGAAGTCAATTAGACTTAATATAATTTCATTTAAAGATCTAACTACAACCATAATTCCTCTTTTAACTATATAACCTTAATTTTTAAAAATTAAATGGTATCATAAGTAAACGCTGCCGTAATTGGTTTAGTTCCTTTACTCAAAACCTTTATTTTAACGTCAAAAAGAGTTGGATTTTTAACGTTTCTATTAACTGAAATGTCTAAAACAACTCCAATTTGTTCATCTGCCGTAACGCTTTGACCAGAAAGCGACTGTTCTTCCTGAAGAGCTTTAATATTTTGAATTGCCGTATCTAGCTGAGATTGCGCCATTTGCATCGTAATGCTAGAATCAAGGCTTGATCCGATTAAAGTCTTTTGAATATAAGTTCCATACCATGGAAACAATGGATTAGAGCCTGATGCCGTCAAAGCTACCTTCAAAAGATCCTGAATTAATTTTTCGCTATCTTCAACGACGCGTAAATCACCATTTTCTATAGCTAAATCACCAGATTTTATCTTTAAATCAAAAGACATCGAACTCCTTCTCCCTTTATACCATATTATAGGTTAGAGAGGGCTAAGTCTATGAAAAGATTGTATTATCTTTTATTTTTAGAACGAATATCGGTATACATGACATTCATTAATTCAAAAATCTGTTTAACTTTGGTTTCAAATTCTGAAATAGCTTCTATTGGAAGCATAGTATACCCGTTTTGACGATCCAAAATTTCTTGTCCCTTAAGACTTGGATCCTTATTCATTCTAGCTAAAGCCGTATCATCTAACATATTGACTAAAACTTTTTTATCAACAACCCAAAAAGCAGCAGAAATAGCTAAAATATCACATAAGCCTAATCCGCTAAATTCTCCCATAATAATTTCAATATGTCTAATAGATTGATTAGCTTTATCCGTCAAGTATTTGCGTTGTTGCTTTAACTCATTACAAGCCTTGAGAACGCCATCACCATAAGCATCTGAAGAATTTGAATCTGGAGTAATTTCAACATTATCAAATGCAAAGCCCCCGAGATCGGATTTATTAATTTCCCTTAATTTATTATTAACGGAAGTTATTTCTTGTCTATATAAAAGGCTAATTAATTCTGAATCCCAAAGAGTATTATTAGGGTCTTGTTGCTGATTCATAACATCCTGCGTTTGACTCCCAAATTCTGGTCCTCGTTTGTCTGGAATTGGAATCCAATTATATTTGGCTTGGCTGGATGCTTCTGGATCGCTTGCTAAGACCAAGTGAACTTCATCAACCGCATCTGAAAGCTTTTTAAGCATAGAACGAATAATATTAATATAATTAGCAAATTGTATTTCTTCTGAAGTTATTAGATCTGTATTGAATACTAATTTAACTAACTCTTGATCTTTAATTGATTCATTGTTTTTAATATTATTAATAATAGATTTAGTGTGGTCTCCAACAATTAAAAGATCGGGATCCGTATAGACGCTGAAGCGCTCACGGCAAACCTTTTCAATGTACGGACGTTTTAAATAAGAATTATCTGTAAATTTTAATTCTGATTTATCAGCAACAAACGGAACTGATAGCCTAAACATATTAGGGTTAACCATTAAATCAATTCTTGGATCGACAATAAATGGTTTTAAAATATGAAGTCTCTCAGATGATAAATTAGCCGTTTCGCCAAAAGAATAATCTTGGACTGTTTTACTTAAACGCCCGGCGAGTTTATTGGTATAACTTTGACTTTTCTTTTTAATATCAAAAGCTTCTTCGACTTTTAAAGGAGTATCAAACGGTCTAATCTCTGCTAAAGACATGGCTAAAGCGGAGGCGGTAACGCTTTGAAGTGAAAAGGTTGAGGCGAAATCTCGGGGTAAATTCTCCCGAGCATCCAGGAGCTTAAACATATCTTTACTAATTTTTTTAGCAATTTGAATTTTAGAATTGATTAATTCTTGATCGGAATTGTTGGGACTATCATGCCCGGGGCAATATAAAGCTTTTCCATCAGTTGAAATAATTGGTAAGCCAATTAAACGATAGAAAGCATGGCATCTACTTTCCTGAGGATTTTTTTCAACTGTCTGATTATACGTAAGGCTATCAATGAATTGAATATCGACCGAGTTGCTCTGTACATTAAAATGACTCCTAATTTTATCTATTTCAATAATAAAATTTTGATAAACTTTATTAATGTCAACATCAAAGTTTTGGTCATCTCTAAATTGCTCTTGATCAATATCATTAGCCATTATTCAGATCCCTCTGCAATGTCTGACTCGTCCCGAGCGGGCTTACCATCAACATCCGCACCAGCAGATGGAGCATAGACAAAGGTATAATTTAAAAACTGCTCAGTAATAGCTGGACTTTGATTAATATCAGCAGGAATAGAAACGGCTGTAAACATTTTATTATCAAAAGCCATTTTAATAACTCCATCTCCAGGAGATTCCGAGGTTAGATCGGCAACAAAGAACTGCTCTCCGTCATAACTAAAAGGTCCGACTTTTCCTAGTGTAACAGTAGGAGAAAGCTTAGAAGCTATGCTTGAAGCTAAATCAGATGGAAATTTCCCAACCAGAGTTTGACCATTTCGCTCATTAAGTGAGACTTTAACCTGAATTTTCTGAGAAGTAAACTGAATA